TTATTTTTTTAGATTAGTATATCCATGAAGATTCAGCTGAATATCTATGACTTTAGCATCTTCTTTGATGCTTTGAGTATAATATTCAGCTATTCTATTTTTGTCTCTTTGATAGAGCTTTTGTTCTCTTGTAGTTGCTTTATTTATGACCTTTTTGCTCATAACGTTGCAAATATAGCTTCTAATTTCGGAATAACTTGCGTATTATCTATATTATTAGAACATAGACTCACACAATTGGTTGTTTTACCATCTTTAGTTTTGCAAACTTTAATATTAAAATTATCTGCATTTTGGCTTAGGCTGACTTTGTATACATAGCTGTTTTTGGGGGCTTCCCAGAATTCTCCACTTGTATCTCTACCATATCTTATATCTAGATTTTCATTAATAGAAGCTAATTCATTTATTATTTGAAGCGTATTGTCATACCTATCATTAGGATTTGGTTCAATACATTTTTTTATTATCTTTTTAAGCTTTTTAGGGATATGTGGTAAATAGCATTTTCGATTTGGGAAAAGACCATTTGATATCATTCTTTTAAAAGCAACATCATCAAGCATTGGATTACCTGTGTTGGGAATCTGTCTATAAAATAACTCATTCCCATTAACCATTCTATATATAGTCAGTCCGGCTTGATATATGTCGTTTTTTATTGTCTGATTCAGGCCCTTCAATTGTTCTGGTGTTATATGCGGAGTATAGCATGCTTGTGCTGTACAGAAACCGTAGGTGTCGGTGTATAGTGCCAATCCAAAGTCCGACAGCATAGCTTCGTTAGAATCCGATATGAGGATATTGTCTGGTTTTATGTCAAAATGAACCAATCCTTTTGAGTGGATATGGTTCAGCCCAGACAGGAATTGTATCGAATACCGGATAACTTCTCTTACTGTCAAGTAACTCCCGTTTGAAATCCTTTTCTTTAGCGAACCGTTCTTGTAAAAAGGCATAGCTACATATATGTTGTCATCATCTTCGCAAGCGTAGTTCACCTTCACAATGTTGTTATGGTTGTGGGCGTACAATAAGCGCGCTTCCTTGAAATACTCATCGGGACTTGTAGAGGGATTCTTCTTTATCTCCTTGACGACTATTTCCCCATCCAATTGGTTGTCATGAGCCAAAAACACCTTTGAGTTGCAACCTTCTTGCCCTATTTCTTTTATTTCATCGAAATCTAATCTTACTTTACAATTTTTCATATAATTATAGATTAAATGCGCTTAATGCCGCTAATAATGACTCTTTTTCTTCTTTGTTGTATTCGCTCCAGTCATCGAAAAATTTACAATCATCCGCCTTGCTCTCAACCAATGGCTTGAAGCGCTCTCGTGCTATGCCAAGTCTGGAAGATATGGTTGAAATCCGTCCTACGCAATACTTTTCAATGCTTGAACTTGCAATCAACTCCTGTATTACAGCTTCCATATTGACTCGTTCGATGGAAATCTTCTTCGCTGTTATCTCTGTCACTCTTATGCAAGCCAAATTGACTTGGTTCTCAAATATGATGTCCAAGAATGTGCTCCTAATGAATTTTAGTTGCTCCGGTACCTCAAGGGCAATGGGAACATTGACTTTATCTATTAAGATAATTTCTTTGTTTCCATCATTTTCTTTTATTATAGAGTAGATAATGCAATCAGGCTTTACTCTTATTCCAATTGATGTATTATTCATATATTATGTTCCTTAATTGGTTGTTATTCTTTTTCGTAGGTAGTAGCTATTGAGTATGAGTAGATTGATGTTTTAGTTTTGTTCTTTAGCTTAGAAAGAACACAAGTGACAATCATTCTGTTATATCTGAATTGGTAACAAAACTCTTTAAATCCATTCATTATCTCTTGCCCAATTATGAAATCGTCATTCTTGATATAATTCCCATTGGAGTTATTAAACGAGTAAATATCTATATTACTATTTATGGGAGTTCCATATTTGTCTGTTAATTCTGTGATACGTTTTCTATAATCACCTAAACAACAAAGAATAAGTTGTGGAAAAAGAGCTAATTGATATGATTCTATTGTTTCTCCTTTATAGAAAATATCGGAATGATAATAATAATACCTATCTACATATTTATTGATAGCATACATATCATAGTTACCACGTTCAGCATCAGGCCTTTTCTTTGCTTTAGATATAACATCACTCCTTTTGTCTCCAAAATTAGCTAAGTAGAAATCGGATTTATCCGTATTGTCTATGTTGTCCTTTACTTCATTTTCAGATTTGTGCATTAAATATTCTTCACCCAATATTTCCTTTTGTTTTCTTATGGCATCGCAATAATATGACATTGATGATTGAATGTTTTCACAAGGATACTCAAACTTGCCACACTCTATACCTAACAAATCTGTTGGAAGGTGCATTTCAACTCCTAATTTAGTACAAAACGAAACCCTATTCCGTCCTAACTTCCCTAAAAACAATCCATATTCAAATAAGACATTGTCTCTTACTGATAGTTTGACAATATCTTTCTTTTTTAATTCATCCTCAGGAAAAAATATAAAAGAGGCAAAGTCTGTACGGTCAAGTTCCGCAATCAAATCTTCTAATGGTGCATGATTTAGATTAAATGTACCTTGATACCATACGTTGATATTGAATTCATGCTGTAATTCATTTGCTATAGCTCTTGCAAGTGGAATTGATACAACTGAACATCCTATAAACAAATAAGGTTTTTTCATCACTTATTTAATATCTCAATATTATTGTCACCAAATACAAACCGAAGAATCTGCTCTTTTTTCTCACTGCCCATTTCTATAGATAAGGTGGCTTTAATCTCTTTTTGTTCTATGTAATCTGTATTATTACACAAATCATTGGACTTGTAGTAATCGAAAAAATTACAATTTAACACCTCGCTAATATTACATAGCAAATCTGTATCAAGACTATGTTTTTGAAATACTGTTTTTTCGATATTTTGTCTTGCAATACCCAGTAATTCAGCAAATTTAGCCTTTGATAATCCTCTTTCATCCACCTTTTTGCGGACTTCTTCTCCAATGTTTAATCTATTGACTTTCATATTCTAAAGTTATTAAAGGTTTTTTATTAGCAGAAATTTGCGTGTAATATCAAAAGTGTTAATAAATTACAATAATGTAATCTAAAAGTATTACTTGTAATATATTTAATTACATTTGCATCATCAATCAATCACGTTGCAAAGATGCAAAACTGATTGATGCAAATAAATAGTATAAACATATTAAATCACACGATTATGAGCACGAAGAGTTTTTTACATGAAGTTATGAGCCTTGCATGGCAGTTCGTTCGCAAGAACGGTTTCACGATGTCAGAAGCATTAAAATGCGCTTGGGTTAACATGAAATTGAAATTGCAGATGAAAAGCAAGATTGTGAAATTCTATTTTCAAAAGGTGGATGGTTCTGTGAGAGAAGCCTACGGTACACTAAATGAAAAGCTGATGCCTGCCATTGCTGGTACTGACAACAGAAAGAAGAACGACACCGTTCAAACTTACTATGATACTGAACGCCAAGAGTTCAGATGCTTTAAGAAAGCTAACCTTTTAAAAATCGCCTGATATGAGACAGTTTAGAGTATGTGACAGTGTAGAAGCCTACGGGCTTGAAAAGGCTTTGGATAAGGCTTGTATAGACCTTGATAGAGTTGATAAGATGTCTGACACAGAGGCTTGTGCTTTCTGTAATACCGATACCAAAGAAGAAGCCTTAGAGGTTATTCAAGAAGAGATTGATTACATAGAGTTTCAACTTGATAGAATAGCAGTATGATAGAGGTATTGATAGTATTAGGTTGCTTGTATGCAAGTTATAGGCTTTTCAGAAAGCCGGGCGAGAAGTTCTTTTACGATGATTAATCACACGATTATATCACGCACGACAGCCCTATTGACAGCTAAAGACTGGCATCCGATAGCGAGAATCGGGTAGGGTACTATTGATTGGTTCTTTGATAAGTCTGTGAAAGCAATTACGGTGTAATTCATAAGCCGTTTTTGCCAACCAAAGATAACGAACGCACATAAGCAAGTTGGGGCTTGCGAGCTGTGCAATGTTTAACAATTAATAGATGTGTAACCATAGTCTTTGAGGTGTAAGTAATGACGGATTAGGCGACCGACACGCACATCGACAATATAGCCCTATTGACAGCTAAAGACTGGCATCCGATAGCGAGAATCGGGTAGGGTACACAACCGCAGCAAAGGTTAGTGCTACTACCGTACTAAAAGCCACGGGCAAAGCGAAGTGCGCACCGCTTTACCTCATCCTTGTACGGGCGGTAAAATTTAAAATCACACGATTATGGGAAAAAGTATGTATAAATCACGTATGCCATATATAGGTATGCCGGTTAAGTGTAAACATCCCGGATGGGAAAGCAAGATTGGGGCGATTTGCGCCATCAATGGGGATAAAGTAATGGTAGAGTTCGGAAAGCACGATTTTGTAGAATTTTATAGTGATGAACTGGTTGCAATGACGATGTTATGAAGATAGTTATGTTCTCTTTTTCGTTGCTTGTACTGCTTTGTATGACAATGATATTATGTAATTCCATAATAAAGGATGGCCCTTTGTACATGACGGGAATCGTGTTGACATCTGCAATGTTTATTTTGTCTGTTATACTTGCAGTGATAACCGGTATGGAGTTGCGTAAAAAGTGTTAGTATGAACTGTTTTGTCATGTTTTATTTTGTGTTTGTACTGGGTGTGCTGTTTGTGAAAATAGTACACCTTTCTTATTGGGGCGTTCGGTGTAATGGCTAACACACCTCATTTGAGGAGACTGGCGGTTCGAGTCCGTCAACGCCCACCAATCATTCTAATATAACATTTATGGAAAAAGTAGAAAGTAAAGAGAAAATGAGAAACATGAAGAGAGGAGCCACGATAGAGCTGCCTATATCTTCACTTGAGACAATCCGCAACAACGTATCACTTCTAAATGCCAAGCATCTTCTTGAGGGTAAAAAATGGACTTCAAAGTCTTATCCGAAAAAAGGTATTGTCGTTGTAAAAAGGGAGTCATAGTCATCTAACTCACACGATTATGGAACGGGTATTCACAGAACTCACCCCTGAATGCGAGATTACAGCACGGATGTATGCACAAGGGTATGAGAAAAAGGAAATCGCCAATTTCAAATGCCGGGCGGTTAGCACGATTAATAACCAATTGCAAAAGGCTTTTGAAATATTGCATGTACGGAATGGGAGAGAACTTGCAACAATGCTTTATGAACGGATAGCCGGTGTGAGGCTCACAATGGATTTTTCGCCTATAGTCCGTGTGTCCGTCGCATGTTGCTTACTGTGTATATTTTCTCTGTCGCTTTGCCACGAACAAGGTGATATGAGGAGGTTACGAAGATTTAGAATTGAACATATAGAAAGGGTAAGAGAATGAACATGGAGGATATTTTAAATAGTGGTGCCAATGTTACTTTGACTATAAAGTCCACTGATTTGAAAGAGTTCGCAGAACATCTTGTAAAAAAGACAGTGAGAGGTATCAGGGACTCTTTCATCAGACCGGAAGAGGACTACTTGACCATTAAAGAGGCAAGTCAGATTCTACATACCGATAAGTCAACCTTATGGAGATGGCATAAAATTGGATATTTGTGCAGGTTGGAAATAGGAGGTAAGAGATTGTACCGAAAAAGTGATGTAGATGCTATTCTACAGAAAGAGAATAATTAACCCCTTAAATTTTACGATTATGAGTCTTATCAAAAAATCAAATGAATTAGTAATCCCTACCACAGTGAAAATGATGATTTACGGCCAGGCTGGTATGGGAAAATCAACAGTGGCATTGAGCGCACCGAAACCGTTATTATTGGATTTCGATAATGGCGTTAAGCGTATGAATATGGCGCATTTGGAGAACATAGATACCGTACAGGTCACTTCATGGAGTGATGTTCAACAGGTCTTGCAGGAGGATTTGTCTGCTTATCAGACCATTGTAGTTGATACCATTGGCAAGATGATGGATTTCATCATTACTTATAAATGTGGCAGCCGCCAACCGTCTATCAGGGATTGGAGCGGTATCAATGCAGAGTTTTCATGGATGACACGAACACTTTCGGGGCTTAACAAGCACATCATTTTTGTTGCCCATCGCGACACACGGAAAGAAGGTGATGATACGGTGTTTATCCCTGCCTTGCGTGAAAAGTCCTACAACTCCATCGTTACCGAACTGGATTTGCTCGGCTATCTTGAAATGAAAAGCGAAAGAGGCGTTCAAAGACGCACTATAACTTTTGACCCGACTTCAAGAAATGACGGAAAGAATACCTGCAATCTTCCTTCAGTAATGGAGGTTCCTACCATTCTTGACAAGAATGGTAATCCAACCGCAAAGAACGACTTTATCACTGCCAAGATAATCAATTCGTATTTGGGTATGCTTGCAGCCAAGAAAGAGGCACAGGAAAAGTATGATAAGGTGATAGAGGAAATCAAAGAAAGTATCGAATTTATAACTGATGCCAAGTCCGCAAATGAGTTCGCCTCTCATATTAATGAGTTTGAACACGTTGGTAGTTCTTTGATGATGGCGAGAAGTTTGTTTGCTGCAAAGGTAAAGGCTTTGGGACTGGTATTCAATAAGGAAACTAAAATCTACTCAGATGCAGCCTAACTATCGTATATATGCAACATTGTTGGATTCCTACTTCAATTACCTTAATAGCGATGTCATATATGAGCGTTATTATGGGTGGAGTGAGAATCCACCATGTACGGAAGAAGAGTTCCGGCAGAAGCAGTTTCAAGAACTGATAGACCGTATCAATCGTAAACCTTTCGACAGTGAAGCGGCCGACAAGGGCACAGCCTTTAATGAGTTAGTGGACGCTCTTATAGAAAATCGCAAGCCGAACGGTATGGATGTAGAGCGAAACGAGGATAATACTTGCTATACGGTTGTTTACAATGACCGCACATTTGTTTTTCCCATTTCTCTTTGCCGAGAATTTGCCAATTACTACAAAGGCGCATTAACCCAACAAAGAGTAGAAGCGATTCTTCCAACCGCATACGGCAATGTTTTGGTTTATGGGGTAATTGACGAACTGATGTCAGCCAGCGTCCACGACATCAAAACAACTGGAAGCTATACCGTAGGGAAGTTCAAAGACCACCACCAACATTTGGTTTATCCATACGCTTTGATGAAGAACGGTTCGGATGTGCGGACGTTTGAATACAACATTGTAGAGTTTAATAAAGGCGGTTTTGTGGTAGATACCTATACAGAAACATACGTTTTCAATCCTGAACGTGATATTCCTATTCTCACTAATCATTGTGAAGAGTTTATCCGGTTCTTGGAAGAAAACAGAGAACTTATAACCGATACCAAAATTATATCAAATAATGAGTAGTGAAATTTGGAAGCCTATTAAAGATTATGAAGGTCTTTATGAGGTATCATCTTTAGGCAGAATAAAATCTATGCCTAAAAAAATTATAAGAAACGGAGCTGTAACACATTTTGAAGAAAAGATATTAACGCCTTCTGATAGTCATGGGTATCGTTCTGTTGTTCTAACAAAGAATGGCATTCATAAAACGCATAGCGTTCACAGATTGGTGGCTTTAGCTTTCATTCAAAATCCAAATAACTATACTCAAATAAATCATAAAGACGAAAATAAATCCAATAACAGAGTTGAAAATCTTGAATGGTGTACACATTCATACAATATGAATTATGGAACGCTCCAAGAGCGTAAGGGGAAAGCTAATGGTGTGCCAGTCTATCAATATACCAAATCTGGTGACTTCGTTAAGAAATATCCTTCGTTGAAATCAGCAGCGGTAAGTAACGGATTCCAAAGTTCACCTATTCAAAATTGTTGCTGTGGAAGAAGTAAGACTTCGTATGGATTTATATGGAAATATTAATTAAAAGATTTTTGGAGGAGAAAATTAATGGCAAACCAAATAACCGGACGGATAATCGAAATCGGACAAACCGTTCAAATACCATCCAAAAGCGGTGGTTCCTCATTTATAAAACGGGAGTTTATTTTAGATGCTACCACTTACGACCCTTATACGGGAGAGCGTAGCGAGTATGAGAACATTATTCCCTTAGAGTTTTCGGGTGACAAGTGTACAGAACTTGACCGCTTTAATCAGGGTGATGTTGTTACTGTATCATTTGTCTTACAAGGGCGTTCCTGGACGAATCAAGACGGAGAATTCAAACGTATGGTATCCATTCGATGCTATAAAATAGAAGCGCGTGGCGGTGTATCGCAATCCCCACAAGCTACACTGGCACAGCAACCAGTCCAACAGCCAGCGCCACAGTCGACCTATCAGCAACAGCCGCAGAATTTCCCACCTCCGGTTGATGCTAATGGCAATGTAAAGGACGATTTGCCTTTTTAGCGTATGCTGTTTGATTTGAAGAATGAATACCAAATACCCAAGTTCAAAGATTATGTAAACAAGCTGTTTAAAGAACATGCGGTTGTAGAAGTGAGAAAGAAACAGCCTAACCGCACGCTTGCCCAAAATAGCTACTTGCATCTTCTATTAGGGTATTTCGGTAGTGAATACGGTTGCAGCCTTGATGAAGCAAAAATTGATTTTTATAAGAGGACTTGCAACCGTGATTTGTTTGAGAGAAAGACGGTCAACAAGAAAGGCAATGAAGTAACCTATTTGCGCAGTTCTGCCGAGCTGACAACAGGTGAAATGACTTTGAGTATTGACCGTTTCCGAAATTGGAGTGCATCTGTCGCTGGTATCTACTTACCAGCAGCTAACGAACAACAAATGCTTATTTACGCACAACAAGAAATCGAACGTAATAAAGAGTTTATTTGATTATGAACAAATTTTTAGGACAAGAAATTCTTGAACAGGAACGTTGGCAGTTCCTTCAGGATAATGCCGATGCAGTAGAGAAAATTGGTTATACCCACCGATTCACACCCGAAGAATTGGCGCAAAAGAAAGAAACATTAGCCGAGGTATCAATCACCATCAATGATATTGAGATTGAAAAGAAAGAGGCTATGGAAGAGTTCAAAGAACGCCTGAAACCTTTGAATGAAGAAAAGCAGGAACTTCTGGACCACATCAAGAGAGGTTCTGAGTTTGTGGAAAATGAAGAATGTGCCAAAATTCTCTACCATGAGGAAAAGATGGCAGGATTCTATAACAAGTTGGGTGAGCTGGTTTATAGCCGCCCGATTATGCCGCAAGAAATGCAGAAGACAGTATTCAGTATTAACCGTAAAACAGGAACAGAATCATGAGCGAAAACAAAATTAACTTGGTTGTGCCGAAAGACTATAACGGCAAACCTATCGAAGTAGTATTGCGTGAAGGTGAAGCACCCGTAGCACTTGACCCGAAAGAACAGGAAAGAGTAGTTATCAATGGAACGATAGATGCACCTCTCAGATGGTTGGAGAAACGTGTCGAACTGATTAACCAGAAAGCGACGAACATTATTGTAAACCGTGATAAGATGGGGATGGCTCTGACGATTGACGAAACCAGTTACTATCAGACAGAAATCAACGGTATTTTACAGGCTTCAAAAGAAATGCAGGAGTTTGGTATCAACGTTGAAAAGAAATGGGAACCCATCAAGTTATCTAAGTTCATCAAAATGCACCGTGCTTTCTTTACTGACAAGTCACAGAATATGATGCTTGTATCTACTTTGAAGAATTTCAAAGCAAAGGTAAACCAAGACATTGAGCGCAGCAAGGAGGAAAACGGCAGCAAAGTTGACAACTACTCGCAGGTGGTTGATTCTAATTTGCCCAAGTCCTTCAAACTGAACATTCCTCTTTTTAAAGGTTTTTCTTGCGAAGAAATAGAGGTTGAGATTTACGCTGATGTAGACGGTAGAGATGTTTCCCTTTCTCTTGTGTCGGCTGGCGCAAATGAAGCCATTGAGGAATACAAAAATAAAGTGATTGACGAACAACTGGGTGTCATCAGACAGATTGCACCGGACATCGTAATCATCGAAGTATAACTTTGTTAACCTGCCTGCCCGGTCTGTGAAGATATGGCGGGCAAACATGGTGGTATGGCGGAAGGGTGTAAACGCTATGTAGACTTTCGAGATAGGTTCGTAAATGGGAGGATATGGATTTTTTAATCAAAACACCTATCATGCAGGTTCGAATCCTGCTATCACCACATAATAAGAGGATGCTTAATGATAAAAACATCCTCTTATTACTGATAGTTACTTTTCATATTTCTACGACATCAATAACTTCATAATTTCCATTTAATCCATGATTTGTCATATAAGTTCTGATTTCAGTTCTATATGCTACTTCAAAACTATACTGTGATAAATTGGCACTCATTGCCTTTGTAAAAGAATACTCATTACCATGATGAGTGAAAATAATACGATAGTTCTTCATATAAATAAGATTTTAGAGTGAATACAATATTACACTCGCAAATATATAAAATTATGTCATACTACATAAAGAAAAAGGCTAAGAAGAAAAACAAGCCTCTACCTCTGTTTGATAAAGCAGGGGTAACAGTGAAGAAGAAGCCGGATTTGAAAGCTAAACTCGATAAAGAGTTTTCCATTTTCATCCGGCTTCGTGATTGTATGCCAAACGGTTCCTTCCGATGTATATCATGTGGACAGATAAAGCCGTTTACACAAGCGGACTGCGGGCACTATTTCAGTCGTACACATTTGGCGACACGGTTCGATGAGAATAATTGCCATGCCGAATGCCGACACTGCAACAGATTCAAAGCTGACCATTTGGAAGGCTATCGGGTGAATCTAATTGCTAAAATAGGTCAACAGAAATTTGATTTGCTGAAGGTGAAAGCTGCCGGCACTTCCAAAATGACTGATTTTGAGTACGAACAGCTAATCAAGTATTACAAAACACTTAATAAAAAGTTACGAAAGGAGAAAGGGCTATGAGTTATGTATTACGAGATTACCAACAGAAAGCCTCTGATGCTGCCGTTTCTTTCTTCAATAACAAGGCGAAGAAAACAAATGCCATTATGGTGTTACCTACGGGCAGCGGAAAGTCGCTTATCATAGCGGATATAGCCGCAAGGCTTGACGGTCATACCTTGGTGTTCCAGCCCTCGAAGGAAATACTCGAACAGAATTTCAAGAAACTCTGTTCATACGGTATTCTTGATTGCAGTATCTATTCAGCATCCTTTAACTCAAAGGAGATAAGCCGGATAACATTTGCCACCATCGGCAGTGTGAAGAATCATCCCGAACTGTTTACCCACTTCAAGAACATCATTGTGGATGAATGTCATCTTGTAAACCCCAAAGAGGGAATGTACAAGGATTTTTTTGATGCAGTGAAGTGTAAGGTTCTTGGACTGACAGCAACGCCATACCGTTTAAGCTCCAGTCGTGATTTCGGCTCCATGCTGAAATTTATCACTCGGACAAAACCTCATGTCTTTTCAGAGGTCATTTATCATGTACAGGTATCAACCCTATTAGATATGGGCTACTTGGCGAAGTTGGATTACTATTCAATGAATCCTTCAGGGTGGAATGAACTTAACTTGAAAGTAAATACTACTGGTGCCGACTATACGGATAGGTCAGTTCAAAAAGAATATGAACGGATAGACTTCTACGGTTATCTCGTTCATATCGTCCAAAGGCTGATGAATCCCAAAGCCGGAGGAAAACGGAAAGGTATTTTAGTCTTTACCCGTTTTCTGAAAGAAGCGGAGCGTCTTACCTGGTCTATACCTGGAACCGCGATTGTTTCGGGCGATACTCCTAAGAAAGAACGCGAACATCTTCTTGAAGCGTTCAAAGCAGGTGAAATTCCGGTAGTAGCCAATGTGGGTGTACTTACGACTGGCTTTGACTATCCGGAACTTGATACAGTCGTTATGGCACGTCCTACAATGTCACTTGCCATGTGGTATCAGATAGTCGGTCGTGCCATCCGTCCGCATCCTTCCAAAGAATGTGGCTGGATTGTTGACCTTTGCGGTAATATCAAACGTTTCGGAGAAGTGTCGGACTTACGGTTGTTTGATAGCGGAAATGGGAAATGGGCAGTTTACTCGAAAGGAAGGCAATTAACAAACGTGAGATTCTAAAACTATGGACGAAGGATTTTTGAGGCTAAGCCGCAAGTTTTTCTCGAATGAAATGTGGAAAGTAGCCCGTAAGTTTTCGGAATGCGAAGCGTGGCTCGACTTGATTCAGAGCGCACGATTTGAGGCAACCGACAAGGCGTACAGCGAACTTATCGGAGGTCGGGAAATCTCTTATACAAGAGGTCAATATCCAGCATCCGTATCGTTTTTGATGAAGCGTTGGCAATGGTCTGAAAAGAAAGTGCGCTATTTCCTTGCCAAACTTAAAAAAAGAGGTATGATAACGACTTGTAATAAACAAGGTATGACCGTAATTACTTTATGTAGCTATGATGAATATAATCCGGTCAAGGGCAGGCAAAGAGACGTAGATAAGGGCATAGACAACAACAAAGAAATCAGCGGGTTAAATCATGCTTTGGGCGAGCTAAGGGCAGAGTTAAGGGCAACCACAGAAAAAATGGCTCAAAAAATAGAAGAATTGGGGCAAGCTAAGGGCAATAATAAAAAGAAAGATGAAGAAGATAATAATATTCCCCCCACACCCCCCAAGGGGGGAGGCAAGAAAAATAAGCCTAAAGAGATTAATTCAAAAGCCCGTTTGCTATTTGAACAGCATTTTAGGGAAACCTTCGGGGCTGACTACTACTGGACAGCCAAGGATGCCGGGGCTATGTCCCAGCTCTTGAATAAGCTCAAATTCCAAAGAGAGCAAAAGAAAATGGACGTTTCCGATGATTCTCTGTTGTATGCCCTTCAATACCTTCTTTCCTCGGTCAAAGAGGGGTGGATATTTGATAATTTCAGCGTAACTAATATCAATTCTAAATTTAATGAAATCGTAGCACAAGCTAAAAATGGAAACAATCGGAAACCTGATACAAAACCAGACGAAAGTTCTGCCGGTATCAAATCAATTGTCTTCGGCAAACAGAGCTAACCATAAGCAATGGAGCAGGGAGCAGGCTGACATGTATTGGCGCAACCAACTCGTAGTTTCCATGAAATCCGTTTCCCCGGCCTTTACAGTTGATGACAGCAACCGCCAACTGCTGAAAGCCCTTTATCAATGGATATGGGGAATGCCGGGAATGCTTGATTTGGATAAGGGCTTGTTATTACATGGCCCTATCGGAGTTGGCAAGTCCACTTTGCTGAAAGGATTACAGAACTATGCAGCAAAAATTGCCCGCTATTGTATTGGCGGTGCGGATGCCGGATTGACCTTTCAGTTCACCAGTGCTGCCGAGATTGCCTTGCTGTTTGCCGAGAAAGGAATTGTCGGGTTAAACCAATACACAGACAGGTCATGTATGCACAATCTTGCCATTGACGAGGTGGGACGGGAACCTATGGATGCCAAACACTTTGGTACGGGCATCAATGCCATTCAGACCGTCTTGCAACTGCGCTATGAGCAGAGATATTGTTTCTACACCCACATGACTACCAATCTGGACCCGGACAAGGAGTTTTCCCAACGGTATGGGGATTATATTGCCGACCGGGTGAAAGAGATGTTCAATGTAATTAAAATTGAAGGTGAAAGCCGAAGATAATGGCAAAGAAAAAAGATATACCACCTGCACCCGTCCGCTGCCGCCAATGCTCATACTCCAGAGATTTCGTAGATAACTCTTGTCTATGCAAGGCCAAGGACCATAGGGTGTGCGCATGTAACCGGTACGGGAGGATATGTGACAAATTCAACAAAAGATGATTTTATAGACATAGAACTTGAAAAGAAAATCGAACAATTGGAGTGGCAGCGTGACAACGCATTGCGCATACGCTGTCCGTTGGTGGCAAAGAAGTACCAGCGAATGATTGATGAACTTGCAAGAAAAAGCAGAAACAATGAAAACAAAGAATTGAATCATGCCGATAAGTGAAGTGTACAATATGGATTGTATGGAATACATGAAGGATATTCCTGACAAGTTCTTTGATTTAGCTATAGTAGATCCTCCTTATGGAATAAATGCACCCAATATGACGATGGGAACCAACTTGAACCGTAAACATGGTGGCTACAATGGCGAAAGCGTTGCGCAACGGCTGAAAAAGGGAAGATTAAATCAAGGATCGGGCAAGCTGAAGGATCGGGCTTTGAATACCATGCGATGCGATTGGGATTTTTCCCCACCTTCCGAAAAGTATTTTGACGAGCTGTTCAGAGTCAGTCGTAATCAAGTGATATGGGGAGGCAATTACTTCCCTCTTCCACCTACACGGGGAATATTGTGTTGGGACAAGATGCAACCGTGGGAGAATTTTTCGCAGTTCGAACTTGCATGGACTTCATTTGATTGTCCTGCAGCTATCATCCATCTATCCAATACCGGAGGAGCAAACAAGGAAGCCAAGATTCACCCCACACAGAAGCCGATAGCGCTTTATCATTGGGCCTTTAAGAAGTTTGTAAAGCCAGGAGATAAGATACTTGACACCCACTTGGGAAGCGGAAGCTCCCGCATAGTAGCTTATAAGATGGGCATTGATTTCTATGCTACGGAGATCGACAAGGAGTATTTCGAATCGCAGGAAAAGCGATTTCTTAGAGAATGCTTTGGCGAAATAAAAACAGAGAAAGGAACATTAGTACAAACAAATCTATTTTGAAATATAATGACTACCGATACGGCAACCAGGATAATCAGCAAGCATGAGAGCCTTGTAGTCCTATGCACCTACAACATTCTGTTCACGAACGACATCTGTTGCGGGCAGATTATCGAATGCATTTATGCTATGAAACGCACACCCCACTACAAGCAGGCATTCAAACGGTATTTAAACGATGCGGACAGAGCGAGAAGGGAATACGAGCGGACCGTAAACGGTATCATCGGTTCAGACCGCAGTGAATTCTTTGCCGAATGTAATGACAAGTATGTGGAGGAAGTGAACAAGCACGTGGATATGCTATACTGGCAGTTCAAGCAGACACTTGATGACAACGGAATATCCCATTCCGCAGAACTTGCAAAGTTCGAACTGGCAAGGACGTTGTGCGACTATGCTTGTGTACAGTTCGAAGAACGGATAGGAGAACTAAGGAAGAAGGATTCAAAATTCAACGGATTCATGCTGGATTACCTTAAACTGGCTAATGTGGCAAGACTGATGAACCTTGCCTCCGGCAATCTCAAAATCGGAAGAACGGTGAACATGAACACTGAATGCTGTACTTCAGCATTTGAAGTTCTTGCAAGGAAACTGTCGGATGCGGATAATATTGCCAATGCGATAAAATAGAAGTATAGGAACATCCATCAGACAATCCCCCGTTCAGATTGCACTACCATCTGAAAGCGTCATGGTGCAAGATGTGTATGGCAGAGGTACAGAGCGAACGGAATAGAAGAAAGAAGTGAATAAGTGTTTCCATATCGGGGACTAAATTAAAATTTAATCGAAAATGAATATCGGGATATTAGCAGTAGACAGCACTTTTCCAAATCTTGCACTGATGAAGATAAGCGCATATCACAAGAAGCAGGGCGATAGCGTTGAATGGTACAATCCGTTCAATTACTACGACAAGCTGTATATAGCTAAGGTGTTTTCCTTCACGGAAGACTATCTTCAATATATAACCAATGCCGATTGCGTGGAGAAAGGAGGTACCGGATATGACATCAGCAAGACGTTGCCTACGGAGATTGACAGAATGCAACCCGACTATTCCATCTATCCGCAGATTGACAGCAAGACAGCCTACGGATTTCTGACGCGCGGATGCCCCAACAAATGTAAGTGGTGCATAGTACCGAAAAAAGAAGGGAATATTGCACCATACATGGATATGGAAGAAATAGCCATTGACGGTAGAAAGAATATTATCCTCATGGATAACAATGTACTTGCCTCCGATTATGGGCTTGAACAAATAGAGAAGATTGTCAAGCTGAAACTCCGTGTAGATTTCAATCAGGGATTGGACGCAAGACTGGTAACGGATGAAATAGCCCAATTGCTTGCCAAGGCGAAATGGATAAAGCGTATCCGGTTTGGGTGTGATACACCGGGACAGGTTACAGAGTGCGAGCGTGCGACGGCATTGATTGATAAGTATGGATATAAGGGAGAATACTTCTTCTACTGTATCCTGCTCAGTGACTTTAAAGAATCGTTTGAACGTGTCAATCATTGGAAGAACAAAGGCCGTCGGTTCTTGCCGCATTGCCAACCTTACAGGGACTTAAATAATCCTCGTCAAATTATACCTCAATGGCAAAAGGATCTAGCCGGTTGGGCTGACAAAAAGTGGATTTTTAGAAGTTGCGAGTTTAAAGACTTTACTCCTCGAAAGGGGTTTGTTTGTAGTGAGTATTTTGACTGATAACATGTGCAGAAGTGGCTTCTTTTTGCACACGAAGTATTAACACGAGCGGAAACCGGTGGTTTTTGCTCATAACAAGAAAATATATGAAACATATTAATATTCCTGCTTTTAAGTATTGGCTCCGGATACATGGCTACCGTTTGGAGTAGTTCGGTACGGGAACAAAGAGTAATCCTATTAAGGTTAAATCAAAAAGAAAATGAAACGAAGAATAAGAAAAAAGATGCTGAAATACCCATATAGATACAAGTTGCATCAGTATTTGAAGTATGCCCACCAATGGTGTTGCGCTTTGGCGTATAAAGGGGATATATACACCTTGAAAGATGATGGTAGAATTGTAAAGGAGAACGATTGTTTATGAAACGCCTAATTGATGCTATAATAAAGAAATGGTTCTGCTGCCATGAGTGGAAATTCTTATTTGAAAGGAAAGTAGAAGTTGTTGATGATTGGGGCGATAGCAGTTGGTACACCGTCCGTCACTACTTCTGCAAGAAGTGTGGTAAATACAAGAAAATTAAAAGTCATTGATTATGAAACAGACAGTAGAAGAAGCAGCAAGAGCTTTTGCAGAAAAATGCCGAATGGCAAATATTAAAGCAGGGCTTGATTATCCCTACGATGAGATTGATATGAGAAATGCTTTTGAGGAAGGTGCTGAATGGCAGGCAAAGCAATCACCGTGGATAAACGTAGAGGATGCAATACCAAACAAACAAGCAAAAGGCATGTGTCAAGTGAAATTTGTTGATGGTAGTATTGATGAAATGGCAATGCGAGAAGTGAATAAATGGATATACCCCTACATCAAGACTGGATATGTTACTCATTGGAAACCTATCCCCTCATTCGATGAGATACTCGAAGCAAACAAGGATGTACTGGAACGGATTAAGGAGAAAGGAGATTGAAAATGATAAAGAAACGGTATGAAGTTTCGTGTGATTTGTGCGGAAATGGTTTAAATCACTATGCAGAATTAAAACCTACTTGCACTGATTTAAGGAGAGATGGTTTTAAAGTTAAAATCAATAACGGAAAGGTGTTTGTTTTTTGTAAAGAGTGCTATGAAAAGATAAAGAAGGAGACAAAGAAATGAAAGGAAATATATTTGACAAAATAAGGAAAGCTGCTAATAAATATATAGAGTATATTCTTGCTTGTGATAATGTAGCTAAAGAAGCACAAAAGCATATAGATTGGAACAATGATGTTTCGTGTGAATATTATCCCGGTGATGGAATATGTATAATGATAGAAGAGCATGTTTGTCCTGCCGCAATATTTTTTGATTTGGTGGAAGAATCGGAAAATGGTATGATTGATAGGGAAACTTTTATGAGAAATTGTATCTGACATGGAAAGATATAGGATTGTGAAAGAAATAAGGTATAACGGCTGTATTCCGATAGTCGTGTATTTTGTACAAGTCAGAAAAGACAAACGTATTTCATCCGAATGGGTGAATGTAAAGGGCTTTGATACCTATAAGAGAGCGAAAGAGTTGTTGAATATTTTAAAATGGTGATTGATATGAAAACGGTTAAGATTTCAAATTTACAAGAAGGAGATTTGTTCGTATATAAAGACGTAATGTACGAGATTGTTCATAAGGATAAATGGGAAACCTATTGTAAATATGTCAATGATAAAAGCCATTTAGGATGGTTTTCAAGCAAATATCTTTATTGTAATTTTAGTAATTATACAAAAGTGGAGGTTTAGATATTATGAGTAAATATAGATACAGAGAAATAAAGAACTATATCCACAACGAACTAAAGTTGACTAAAGAGGATATAAAGGATATAATGATTCCAATTGTGAAAGAGGAAGTCAAACGTATCTTCCGCAATACCTACGGAAATGATGTCGATATAGAGAGGTGGGTTCGTTGTATGGTTTCTGACGAGATACAAAGACATGGTGATTACTCTATGATAAAGAATTTATGTAGGGAGGCGATTAAGGAGGAAATAAGTAATGTACTGTCAATTGATATCAGTCTTAAAAGAAAAGGAGATGAAATCATGTTGAACGAACAAGAACCGTAAAACACATAGGAAATGAAAAAGTACAAGGTTTTATTTTGTGATATGGATGGAACGTTGATTGAGACAGTAAGTGGAGAGACGTTCCCGAAGGGTATATGGGACATGAAATTTAAGTTTGATGTCCTGGATGCAATAAAGAATTTGAATCCCGAAGAAATCTTTATTGTGACAAACCAGGGAGGAATAGAAAAAGGGTTGGTTTCAGAACCACTCATTTATTTAAAATGTGAGTATGTGAATGACAGTATAATAGATTATTGCGACATTAATACGCATTTTATGTATTGCGGAAGCAATGACAGAAACAACCCTATGAGAAAGCCGAATACTGGAATGCTTGAAAAACTTTCTGACAACTATATAGTATGGGGTAATGATTGTAAATTAAAGGATTGTCTGATGATTGGTGACGCAAGCGGTCTTGAAGGGCAGTTTTCGGACAGTGACAAGAAAACGGCCGAGAATTTCGGTATAGACTATATGGATGTCAGCGAGTTTGTAAATATTTACGGGAAAGGAGTTTGATATGGGGTTTAAAAATGGAACAAAGTCAGGTGCAGAAAATAGAAAGGAGGAATAACAATGGAAAATAGAAAGAAATTGGCGATAGCGACTATATGTCGGGCCTATTTGAATATTCACGGCTTTATCACGCCAGCAGAAAACAGAAGAATACATAACAAGATTATGGAATGGCAAGATAAGAATAAGGTCTCTATTTCAAAGGCACAGTTAGATTCTGCTGATTTTGTTTATGATGATAATACTAAAGAAGAGGAGGGGTAAATGATGCACCAATGTAATTATTGCTGTTGGTATAACGAAAGATACGGGAATTGTGATTGTCCGTATGTAATGAAGAAGTCGGCTTGTGATAAAGCCATAAAGAAGAAAGAAAGGAACGAGAAATGAAATTAAAACATCCATTAGATTGGTATAACGAAAATACACCATCGAAAGATGAAGAATACGAAAAGGGATGTCTATCTATCGCCTTGATAGTAGCAATTATTTTCATTGCATTAACGGTTGTAATTTTATCTTACGAATTATGAAATCAAAACAAGTATTATCAATCGAACAAATGAAGCACTTGCAAGAGCTTGGATTAGATACAAGTGATGCAAGTATGTATTGGGTAAGAATATTGCATACAAACGGCATTAACGACGAATCTAAAGGTGTATGGTTTTTGAGTTTACAAAAGGAGTTTCAAACTTGTGCATTTATGATAACTGAAATCCTTCCTGCTTATACCTTACAAGATATTCTCAACAAGCTGCCAGAATCTATACAGATATATAATTTGTACATATTTAAGAAAGTGGGGCTGTGGTGGTTCAAATATGTAGACGTAACTAATAATGGAACCGTTCATTTAGAAAAGATGCCGGGAATAATGGATGCAGCCTATTATATGTTATGTTGGTGTATTCAAAAGGGATTTGTTAAAACTAATAAGGAGGTTAAAGATGGAAGAAAAGAAAATTGACTGGGAACAGAGGCGTTATGAACTGGCAAAGGCTGCAATGCAAGGATTATGTAGCAATCCACATCAACAGATAATGGATGCTGACTCAAATATGGTGGCAGAATGGAGTATTGGTTTTGCTGATTCACTAATAAAGAAACTGAAAGGAGAATAATTATGAAAGCACATGTAATGAAACTTGAAAACAATTGTATGATTGTTGATGAGGAATATTTTAACGAGATAAAGAATAAGGCAGAATCTAACCAGGAAAGGATAAATGAGATTGCTGAGGAAAGGTTCTTGAAATATGTCAAAGAAAGCGGTATCGAACTTTTCTATGAAGTGAATGGAATACCTTATGTATTCCATCATAGTTTGTTGAATGAATTGAATTATGAAGAGAGGGGTTATCCGGAATCCGTATCAGAAAAGGTAAAGTATGCTATCGCAGACGATATAACCGAGGCTTTGAATGACAAGCTTAAGGGGCTGAAAGACGAGGCTTTGAATTATGCTTTAAGTGAGTTTGACAAACAGAAGCACGGTTTAGAGGTTACTGTAAAAATATGGAAACATTTCGCATTAATCTTTATCATTACGACTATTGTTCTAACAATTAGACTATTTATACAGCTATGACAGAAGAATTTGTAACATTAGAAACGGCAAAGCTGATGAAAGAGAAAGGCTTCAATGAGTATTGCAAAAATGTTATTGATATTGATAATATACTAAAAGTAACCTTATATAGAACCAACAGTAATCTACCAAAACAATGTTTTTCTTTGCCTACACAATATTTAGCCCAAAGGTGGCTGCGTGAAACCAAGAATTTACATATTGAAATATACCGAAGTGCTGTAGGGTACGGCTATGCTATAGTGAAAGCCGATAACGGAACGTGGCAGGAAGATGATGATTCCAAGGGGACTAATGATGGCGGTCTGTGGGACACCTACGAGGAAGCACTTGAAGCCGGTTTGGTGGAATGTTTAAAACTTATATGATTATGAGACAAGAAATGAAAATCGGAGAAATATTTGAATGCAATGGAGAAAAAATTATCGTGAAAAAAGATAGCGATATTATGTGCGGTTGTGATAAATGCTATTTTTATGTTAAACCGGAATGTAGTGATTATAATTGCATTTCTTATACCAGACAAGACAAGCAAAATGTACATTTTGAAAGGGTAGAGGAGAAACAGCAATGAAGAAAATAATGTTTAATGATAAATACAGCTTAACCCAAGCCGTATTGGATGGTCGGAAGACTATGACGAGAAGAATAATCAAATGTCCAAGAACTTTTAAAGGAGAATGGGTTGCCGGATTCAATATACACAGACGCCATTCTGATAAAAAGATTGTTGGTTGGCCTTGTATGTATGATGCAGATGAAAGAGAGTTTGATATGGGCGAGATATTGTCAAAATACAAGGTTGGTGAAGTTCTTGCCATTGCGCAAAGTTATGAAAGTTTAGGGATGAATCCCGAAATTGCACTTAATGATAGGGACGGAATAGGATTTTATACTAAAACTAAATTCGCACCCGGCTGGAAAAATAAAATGTTTGTCCGCGCTGACCTTATGCCCCACCATATTCGCATTACCAACATCAAGATAGAACGGTTGCAAGACATTAGCGATGAAGATTGCCTGGCTGAAGGTGTTGTAAAGGTAACGCATACCGTTCCTACCAAAGCCCCACAATGTTTAATCAGTTATTACCCGTGTCTTTCTTTAAAAGAAGCCGCTGACAAGGTTGGATGGGGAATTACCTATTCTACACCTCAATTAGCCTTTGCCGCCCTTATAGATAAAGTCTCCGGTCGTGACACATGGGGAAGTAACCCTTATGTATTTGCTTACGAATTTGAACTGATTGATTAAAATTATTATGGAAACCGTGGAACTGATAATTAAAATCTCCATCACTTTATTCAATGCCATTGCATTAGGATTTGTCCTAATCATGGTAAGCAGATGGCATAGGCGCATGGAGGACAAGCTGAATGAGATAAGGGAATACACCCGTAGGGTTTCAGAGTGTAACCGATTCATTTATATAAACCAACTTGAATGGCTGAAAAGCGCAATGATTAATGAGGAACGATACGAGGAGGCCGCTAAAATCAATAAATGTATTGAGGATGAGTATAACAAATTAAAGAATAGTAAAAGTGATTATGAAGCGTGAAATAAAATTCAGAGGTAAAAGTACTGATACGGGGAAATGGGTATATGGATTTCTCTCTTTTTTCTATACTGCCGGAAGGGACGAAAACGGACTTATCCTCACGGACAAGGCGAAGATATATTCTCCGGAAGACGGCTGCTGCTACGACGTATGGGCTGAAACCGTAGGGCAGTTCACCGGCTTGTGCGATAAGAACGGGAAAGAAATATACGAAGGTGACATACTTGTATGTGGTCAATGGATAGCTCTTGTATTGTGGAACAAAAAACTCGCGACATTCGCATTACAATTCGATTTTGAAAAAGAAGTCGGCATGAAACCTTTAGGCGAATGGCAGACTATGACAATCGTCAGTAATATTTACGATAGCCCCAATTTAATATAAGGAATAGATATGAAAACAGACCTCATTTTCTTTATTGCGATATTCATTATCGCAGTATTGTTTATCGGGCATTTCCGGTTGACATTTTCACCGTTCAGCATATCACTCCCTTATTGGCATAGAGCTTTAGGAGTAGTCCTTATTGTTGCAGGCTGTTTGGTTTACAATATAGGGGAGAATGTAGCCGGGTATAAGAAAGGGCTTGATAACGGCATGGAAATAGTCTTGAAACAATTGAAGAAACGGTATGAACGACCAGGTGATTAATAAAGAAAAGATATTGCCAATGGTTGCAAAAAAGGCTATCTATCCCAGACAGCCAATCTTTTTTATTAACCTTAAATCTAATACTATGAAAAACACATTGCAAAGGTACGGATTTGTGGGAGTTATGCAAATTACGAGCCTTTGTTCTGCTATCTTATAACATGGTTTAGCAAGCGGATATGTATGTTAACCATTAACGTAATGGATTTATAAAATTAACAAATGGGCAATGAAAAGAAACGAAGAAATTTGGACTGATGCGAAATGTGCAGCCCTTCGAGTTGAGTTCCTTACCAGTCGTGAGGAACTCTTTTTGTATGCAAAAGCCATCTATTCCGCTATGATGTGGGGTAGGGAGGTGAACGAGCAAAATCGGATTATTCAGGAAAAGAATAACTCTGTAAAATAAAAAAAGGAGAACCAAGCGCACGACCACTCAATCCTCCCTCACACGATTATGATGCAAATATACTATTTACTTTTAAAATAATCGTGTTATGGAGCTGGATTTTAATAAAATCATTCGTCTTAAAAAGATTCGTATCGAGAAATCAGAACTTTCAGAGGAAGAAAATGCCTTGACCGCCCCGATTTTGAAAGACAAAAGCCTTATCCATGAAATCTACAAAATATTCATTGAGTTACTGAATGAGAGAGGATGTCCACCGAATATTGACAGTGTTACCCAGCGGAAGAAGTTCATCTTCATTATCCTATATCTGTTTTCTCCAAGTTCGCTTGCCGGTGGGAAAATGACAGCAGGGGTACGTGAAAAGATGTCAAGGGTACTTGGGGTTCAGTCCAAGAGTACAATTTCCGACAACTGCGCTGATGTCGTGTTTCTGTATCAGAATTATGGGGATTTCAGTGGGGATATAGAGTATCTTTACACCGAAATCGTAAATCGGTTAAAATTCAAAGGGCTAATCAATTAATGAGCCGGAGTTTAGTGCTCCGGCTTTTCTGTTTTAAAAACCTTTTTACGACAATCGAGTTATTGTCGTGCATAGTAGATAACTATATTTGCCTATCTTTGGTTGTGGTAGTACCTTTGAATGAATATATAATAAAGGTATTTTTTTATGCAAAGAGCCAAACTTGACATATCAAAAGTCCTTCATAACGATGGACAGATAGAAGGGCTTCCTCGTAATCCTCGCCTTATCAAGGATAAGAAGTTCAGGAAACTGTGCAAATCCATCAAGGAGTTACCGGAAATGACCGAAGCGAGAGATTTACTTGTCTATCCATATCAAGGAAAATATGTTGTTATTGGCGGAAATATGCGCCTTCAAGCATATAAAAAACTAAAATGGGAAGAAGTGCCTTGTTGCATATTACCTGAAGATACACCAGTTGAAAAATTACGCCAAATGCTTATACAAGATAATAATCCTTTTGGTGAAAACGATTGGGAATTGCTTGCGAACGAATGGGACAGCGAAGAATTGAATGATTGGGGATTTGACGTATGGCAGGAAGATAAAGATAGAAATAAACCTGCACCAAAGCAAGAAATGGAAGAAAAGGATTGCCAACAAGAAAATGCCGATTTCTTTGCTATGATGCTTGACGACCGCATATATGAGAGTAATAACGACTTCGACATACCTAACTTACGGATGGATGAGCAGCCTACATCAGGTTTGTCACTTCCATTTTCTGCATGGGGAGCAGATACCCGGTTAAAGAAAGATATTCATACTTATCATTTCTATGTTGAGGATTACCGCTTTGAAGCGATATGGAAAGACCCTACGGTTGTTCTGAACAGCGGATGCTCTGCTGTTGTTGAGCCTAACCTGTCATTATTCGACACAACACCTGTTGCATACGGGTTGCAACAAATCTATAAGAAGCGTTGGATTGCCCGATATTTTCAAGAGTGCGGAGTAAAGGTGTATGCCGACCTTAACGTGGCGCAGAAGTTCTACAATTACAACCGCATGGGTATTCCTGATGGCTACAATGCCTTTGCCACACGCGGCTATGCCGACCGTCAGGAATATTTGAATATGGAAATACAAATCGCCCGTGAAATATCAGGGAAAGATATTCCCAATATGATAGTTTACGGAGGTGGTGAGAAAATAAAGGAACTTTGCGTGCAGAATAATGTCTTGTATGTGGAGCAATTTATGGCAAATAGGGTTAAAAAAGGAGGTAATAATGGCTAAAACGGCAGGAGGAGTAAGAAGTACCAGAACTTCACGAATTAGAAGTTCAAAAGTCATGTCCATGGCCCACAAACTCTATAAGCTATATGGCGGGAAAATGTCTTTTACTGAAAGCATGAGGATGGCTTGGAAATCGCTTGGAGGTAGGGTTGACAGTACCGACTACAAAGCTGCAGGAAACAAGGCTTACCTTGATGGGATAAGAAAGCTTGGAGAAAACACACAGCAAGCCCGAAGGAGCTCGTATGATGATTTGAACATACCGGAATCAGCCTTCTACACAAATAACAAGAGAGGACGTTTCGGAAGCAATTTTGTGGGGGATTAATATGGCTAAGACTTCCGGCGGCGTTCGCACATACCAGCAAGGGACTTCCACCTACCGTAAACGGCAAGCAGAAGTTGAAGCCATGCGAGACAGTGGGCGGTACTCCAGCGTAGAGATAGGAAAAGGCGGTGGGTATGTAGCTATAGAGAAAAGCCCAGCACACCACAAACCCGAAGAACTGGAAGCGGCTCGCATCCTTGCGGACAAGGGTTATAAGGTGACGTTGAAGAATGAAAGCGGTCAAGTAAGGACACCTGATGGACGTATTTTCTCAGCTTCTTTCGAGCAAAGAACACCAACAAAAGACGGAGTAAATACTATACGCAACGCGTTGTTTCATGCAAGAAATAAAGGAGCTGACATTGCCGTAATATATTCAAAAGGTCATGCTTTCACAAGAAATAGCGTAGAGAATGGGATAAAATTATATGAGCAGTCACATGATTATAGGTTTAAGCAGGTCGTTGTAGTAGCTGACAATAGGAATGTACATAGATACAAACATAACAAATAAAGCAACACCTCGAAAGATGTTGCTTCAACGAGGTTTACTGACTTACCTCGCCCCTGACACTTGTCGGTACGCCGACCATACAGACGGGGGGCTGCCAGTTCCCGACCCGCTTGTTCAGTGATACAAAGATACTAATAATAATTCAAAAACAATAGGAATCGGTAAAAAAACGGTTGAAATGGCAGGAAAAAAAGACATATACAAGTATGGGAAGAAAACACAATTCTCAAGTGAGAACCAGCCGAAGAATAGTGGCAGGAAGCCCAAACTATATACCATCGCCAAGAAAGCCTATAACGTGTCTCGTGAGGAATGGAATGAAGTGAAGATGTATTTGCTCCAGTGTACCCCGCAAGAGATTGATAAGATAATTGGCAAGGAAGACACCCCTATGTGGGTACTCATCCTTGCTCGAGGATTGAAACGAAATGCGGCAAAAGGTATGACCGATGTATTGGATGGAATGGAAGACAGACTGTTCGGGCGTGCATCTGTTGCATCGAATGAAGATGCAGACATCCCTACAGACATAGAACACGGCATCAACATTGATTCTTGGATTAAAGACAAACTGAAATGATAGTACCTCAAGAAATTTACCATCCATTGTACGAGGATAAGGAAAAATTCATCATCCTTATCACTGGAGGACGTGGCTCCGGTAAGTCCTTCAACGCTTCCACTTTCATTGAACGGTTGACTTTTGAAATGACACCGGCCGAGAAGATAGTTCATCAGATTCTTTACACCCGTTACACGATGGTTTCTGCCGGTATGTCTATCATCCCCGAAATGATGGAGAAGATAGATTTGGACGGTACCACGAAATATTTCAAGACCACAAAGACGGATATAGTCAATAAGATGACTAAGAGCCGTATCATGTTCCGGGGTATCAAGACTTCTTCCGGGAACCAGACAGCAAAACTGAAATCCATTCAAGGCATTACGACTTTCGTCTGCGATGAAGCGGAAGAGTGGACAAGCGAAGATGAGTTCGACAAGATAATGCTCTCCATTCGCAAGAAGGGTATTCAGAACCGGATTATCATTATAATGAACCCATGCGATTCCAATCACTTCATCTACAAGAAATACATTGAGAAAACTCACAAGCTGGTAGAGATTGATGGTGTGCAGGTTCAGATTTCCACTCATCCGAATGTGCTCCATATCCATACTACGTATTTTGATAACTTGGATAACCTTTCTCCTGAGTTCCTGAAAGAGGTGGAAGATATGAAGGTGAGTAATCCTGAAAAGTATGCTCATGTGGTTATCGGTCGCTGGGCTGACGTTGCAGAAGGTGCTGTGTTCAAGAAGTGGGGAATTGTGAAAGAGTTCCCGCAGGAATGTAAAAAGGTAGGAATAGGGCAGGACTTCGGCTTTACTAATGATCCTTCCGCTGCTGTAAGATGTGGCATTATTGATAACCGTTTGTATGTTGATGAACTTTTCTATGAAACGGATATGCTTTCGTCGGCTATTGCCAATAGGTTAAAGCCTTTCTCTATGAAAGTTTTTGCCGATTCGCAAGACCCTCGATTGATTCAAGAGATAAAGAACAGAGGCGTGAATATCTATCCGGTAGATAAGTTTCCCGGCTCCATCAAAGCGGGTATTGATAAGATTAAAGACATGGAGTTCTTTGTAACAGAACGCTCTTACAATATTATTACTGAACTTCGGAAATATGTTTGGGATAAAGATAAGGATGGAAACTACATCAATGAGCCAGTAGATGAATATAATCATTTGATGGATGCCATTAGATATTATGTATTGGGTTGTTTGCTTGGACGCATTTTGAAGCCGAAAGATTTAACTGGAATATTCACACACTAAAAATATAAGCTATGCCATTGAATTTAGAAGAAATATTAGCATTGCCCGATATCGGGCAGAAGATAAACTACCTGAAGAAAGGTAGGAAGACTGAACTTCCCGACTGTTGTAAACTTTGGGACGATTGGAATCCGGAACGCCATGAAATTATGGTTGACAAAAAGAAGTATCCGGACAGAAAGGTTCTTGAAAAAGAAGCTGAGAAGCACTTCGATGAAAAAACTGGTAAGACTTATGAAATCGAAGCAAAGTATAAAACAGAACCAGTGAACCGTATCTCCATTCCATTGGAACAGGATATAGTGAACATTCAAACTGCTTTCACGGTCGGCACAGAACCGTCTATGGATTGCACTCCGACTGATGATGATGAAAAGAAGCTGCTGGATGCGGTAAAGGCTGTATTTAAATCCAACAAAATCAAATACCAAAACAAGAAGATTGTCCGTGCCTGGCTCTCCGAACAAGAAGCGGCAGAATATTGGTATGTTACCGATGATGATTCGTTTTGGGCGAAGTTCTGGAAAAAAGTAAAGACTACATTCGGAGGCAAGGTAAAGCCCACCAAGAAACTGAAAAGTGTGTTATGGTCTCCGTTCCGTGGGGATAAGCTATACCCGTTCTTTAACGATGAAGGTAAGATGATTGCTTTCTCACGTGAGTACAAGAAGAAGCTCATGGATGATTCGGAGATAACTTGCTTTATGACTATCACGGACAAAATGGTTTATCAATGGGACTTGTCTAAAGGGTATGAAGAAAGAACGCCTTTTGCTCATGGATTCTCCAAACTACCGGTTCTCTATGCTTATCGTCCTGAACCTTATTGCAAGAAGATAAAGACTTTTCGGGTCCGGTTGGAGAAACTATTATCCAATTATGCTGATTGTATAGACTACCATTTCTTCCCACTATTGAAGCTAATTGGTGATGTAGAGGGTTTCATGGGTAAGGTTAAGGATAGAATGGTCAAACTTACAGGTGAAGGTGCGGATGCCCAGTATCTGACGTGGAACCAAGTTCCGGATACGGTACGTTTTGAAGCAGAAACACTCACCAATATGGCTTATGATATGTCAAACACTCCAAGAATATCCTTTGAGACGTTGAAGGGGGTAGGCAAAGCATCAGGGACCGCTTTCCGCTTTATGTTCATGGGCGCACATATGGCGGTAGAAAATCACGGTGAGGCTATCGGTGAGTTCTTGCAGCGGAGAGTAAATTTTATTGTTTCCGCTTTAGGCTCTATCAATCCAACCGAGTTTAGCAAGGCATCGCAAACCATTGACATAGAGACAGAACTGGTTCCATATATGATTGATGATTTGAATGATAAGGTGACTACTGCGGTTTCCGCTGTCAGTGGTGGCATCTGGTCAACGCGTGAGGGAATCATGTTTGCCGGGAATGCTGATAGGGTAGAAGAGGAGCTTGCAGAAATCAAGGAGGAACAAGGGGCAAAGAATAACAATGCAGTGTCTCCTAACTCCAAAGGATAATTCATTACTTCATGTTCTTATCGTACTATTGAGCGGAGCTAATTTAGTTCCGCTTTTTTATTGCTAAATTCTATATTATAGAATATATTCTCTGGAAAAATTTTATAATTCAAAATTAATTCATATTTTTGCATCAAACAAAAGAGGTATGAGGATTGTATCACATAAGAAATTGAAAGAGTTCTACGAGACGAAAGGCTATGAAGATTCACGCATAGCCTTAGAACGTTGGTATGATATAGTGGAAAAAGCTGAATGGAAGAACCTATCAGACATTAAAGTGGATTTTCTTTCTGCTGACTATGTAGGCAACCAACACTACGTTTTCAATATCAGAGGCAACAACTATCGGTTGGTTGTCGTTGTTAAGTTTACAATTGGGTACGTCTTCATTCGCTGGGTTGGTACTCATAAAGATTACGATAAGATAGATTGTTCAACCATTTAAGAGATAGAAGTATGAATAAAGTAACGAAAGAACAGTATGAATTTGCTTTGGCGAGAGTGGAGGAACTTCTGCCATTGGTTGATGACAATACGCCTTCAAATGATAAGAATGCGGTGGAGCTTACAGTTATGTCCGATATTGTGATAGCATACGAAAAAGAACATTATCCGATAGAAAAACCGACTGTTGCGGAATTGATAGAGCTATCCCTTGAAGAGAAAGGGATGAGTCAAAAGCAACTTGCTGGTGAGATTGGAATAAGTCCATCGCGTGTGAATGACTATATCTCCGGACGTTCGGAACCGACCCTCAAAATTGCGAGGTTGCTATGTCGAGTGCTGAATATACCTCCGGCCGCAATGTTGGGATTCTAATCCAAAATACAAATATGAAAAAGAGAAAGAAAATAGTATTACTACTAGGTGCAGGTTTTCCTGTAGCATGGGGAGCTCCATTTTCCAAAGATATTCTTGATAGAATAATTGAAGATAAAGAATATATGTATGATAGTAATACAACTTGGGGTAAATTTATATTTGATACATTAAAATCTTTTTATGAAGAGGAGGACGGAGTCACTGTTAATTTCGAGACAGTGATTGCTGCATCGGAATCTATAATGAATTATGTTATAGCGTCAACCAATGAAAACAGGAATTCGTATAATACGTCATTTACTCCTGCTGTTAATGTCCTAATAGACTCCATCCAGCAAAAACTAAATGAGATATCTGATAAATTAGAGAAAAGGAGGCATTTTTATTCTATATACAAACATTTTGTGGATATTGTTATTCAACTCATTAAGGGATATGATGAAAAAGCTTGTGCTGCTGAGTATAAACTACTAAATGAAAGATTGAACGAATTTATTGAATCTTTATTGAACAAGAAATATTCAGTAAAAATATATACCACAAATTATGACGCTATGATACCTCAGATTCTTTCAAAGCGTAAAATATATATGGGGGAACATTTGTTATCTGATTATAGTATTGTTTATAAAGCTGATTATTTAAGAAATAAAGACTCTCATTTAAGTTACTTTTACCTACATGGCTCTATCTATTGGACTTTTAAATTTGTAGAGAATAAATATAGAGTTGTAAAATCTACGATAACTGGAGAGGTGCAATCCTTAACTGCTCAAGGCGGAAATCCGAGTGAGAATTTAATTTTTAGCCCGATAATTGTTGGGTATACTAAGACTCAAAGAAGTCTAATGAATCCTTTTAATATCGGATTTACTAATTTTGCAAATGATTGTAATGATTGCAATAAGTTGCTAACAATAGGGTATTCGTTTTCTGATCCACATATTAATTCTATAATTCAAACTAATGTAGACTTTAATAAAGTTCGGCTTGCATATATAGGATTCGTTGAAAGGTTTGAAGGTTCTTCAGAGTATACGAAAATAGATTACTTCATAAGAAGATTGTATAAAAAAAACGAGGATGAAAGTTGGTTCAACTCAATTAATAATAATTTTGTTGCATATAAAAAAGGGTTTTCTAATTTTATAGAGAATAGAGATAATTGGACTAAGATTTAAAGATTGCTAGCATAAAAAAGGCGTGATTCACTCAGTTTCACGCCTTTTTTATACTCATTTCCCACAATCACCTGATTGTGGTTTTCTACCACTCCAATTATTCCCCTTTCATTCACTTACTGACTACTTTATATACCGTATTTACGACAATGGATTGATTGTCGTGAATGGGAAGCCTAAATATTTATCAGTCATCTGTATTGGTAGTATTTTTATTTCCGCAAATTGAATCTCAAATTTTAATTCATACGGTATGACAATCTTAGAACAAATTTTGGCAGGGCTGCAACAGAAGTTTACTGGGGTGGACACTGCTATCTTAACCCGAATCGCTACTAAAAAAGCAGAGGGTGTAACGGACGAGACAAAGGTAAACTCAATTGTTGAGGGTATCAGTTTTTCGGACGTGCTTAACTCCTATGGTGATTTCCGTGCCGGGGATGCTTCCAAGACCGCAGTTTCCAACTACGAGAAGAAACATAACCTTAAAGACGGTAAGCCAATCGAGACTACCACAACCATCAAAACGGAAGAGAATAAAGACGATGTGCCTGCATGGGCGCAAGCTTTAATTGACTCCAACAAGAACCTTTCTGATAAGCTAACACAGTTAGAAACGGAAAAGGCTCAAGCAACACGTAGCCAGCAGATTTTGGCAAAGGCAAAGGAGTATGGTATTCCCGAAAACTACGCCAAACGATGCGCCATTAAGGACGATGAGGACTTGGACGCATACTTCAAGGACTTGAAGCAGGAGTTCGCAAATGACGGCTTCAAAGGCGTAACCCCTCCCGAATCAGCGGAAGAGAAGATTGAGAAAGAATCTGAATCTATCGCTAAAATGATTGATGAGGGTACGAAAACTATTGTTGAACAAAACAAGAATTAATTATGTCAGCAGGATTTAAGTATGACTTGGTTCCGCCCGTTGAGCAAGAGGAACGCTACGATGTCCAGACCGGCATTCGTAGACGTGGTCCGTTCAAACTTGATACGCAGAACCTGGTAGTGGGAAGTTTTCTTCCCGGATTTACACCGATTTGTGCGGACTTGAAAAACAAGTTCGCTTATGCGGTAATCAATGTGAGAGTTGCGGAAGCCTATACCACTGGTGGAGAGGCTTTGTCTATCAAAGTAGCTAAGAACTCTTTGGCTTATGTGGGTATGTTTGTCGGAAACGGCAAGAAAGGTGCAGAAGTAACGGCAATTGATAAGTCTAATGCCAACTACGATGTATTGACTATCAAGGCTGCTTTTGGTGAGAATATTGCCAAAGATGCTGTATTATTCAATGCGGTTGCAGTTGATGGTTTAAAGCAAAAGCATGTGGCTAATTCGGCTCTGTTTAACCGTACAAAGGTTGAGGACGGAATCACATTGGTTTCATTGCTTCGTACAGCCGCAGAAATTGAACCCTCAAAATTGGTTATGCCGTTCTCCGAGAACGATAAAGCCAACATGAAGGGATGGTTTGAATTTAACGAGTAAGGAGGTAGGATATGTTTTTAACGATTCAAACATTATTCGATGATGCGAACATTGTTTCCGCTATCATCAGACGTGTGAACCAGACACGCACGGACACAATCTATTGGCAGCAGTATCTTACTTTCCGCAGAGTGACTACTCGTGTGTTCAAAGACTATATCGGTTCTGTAACTGGAGTTATGGCCGGATCCATCAATTCGCGTTTTGGAGAGAAACCCATCCGTGAACGTCGGAACATCGGTTCCGGATATGGTGAGATTGCCTATTTGGGTGATGCTTATCAGATGTCTATTGACCGTCTTTCTGAATTGCAGGATTTGATTGACAAGTTCAATGCCGCTAAGCCAGCCGACCAAAAGGCTGCAATGGAAGAGATTGTAAACTTCCTGGCAGACGACTACCGTCAGATTACCCTTGCCGCCCACAAGCGTATGGATATTATTGTCGGTGCGCTGTTGATGCTTGGTGAAGCCACCGTTTACAACAAAGACGCTGCAATCACTTCCGGTCAGACCAATAATAAACTGCTGGAGATTACCCTTCCGTTCAATTTTATCAAGCCGAAAAGTGGAGATGTGGTTGTGGACGGAAAGAATATGTTTATCTCTTATTTGAGAGAGAAACTTCATTCCTTGGCACCGGACTATGGCGTTTATGCCAAGATGGTTATGACTCGTGCATCTTTCAACAAGCTTATTCTTGGTTCATCTGAATTTGGTGAGCAGTACAAGATGATTCTCGGCAGCAACGAAATGAAGTTGAGTACGGGATTGGTTTCCTCTTCTTTGGCTTCCGAAGTGTTCACCGGCATCGGTTTGCCGCGTATTGAAATCAAGGAGGACTACGTGAAAGACCAGACGGGAAAGAATGTGCAGATTTACGCGGATAACCGTATTACTCTGTTACCTTCTGACAACATTGGTTATATGCGCCATCATACCCCGTATGAAGCGACAGACCCAGTACAAGGACGTACTTATATCCCGTCAGAGGGGCAGATGCTTATCTCCAACTACCGTGACAAAAACGGTCGCTACATGGAATATACGGCAGAGTGGATTCCGCAGATTTCCAATCCAGATTTGATTACCAATTTCGATTTGAGCGAAATTGCATCCATTCAATCAGCATAAGGGGGTAGGATATGAAAGTAAAGGTTATATCAGTTTTCCGCGACAAGTTCACCGGAAAGTATTATACTCCCGGTGAAGTGATTGAAGTCGGTGAGGAAGCCCGTGTGCTGGATATGGAAAGCCGCAGACTCGCTGAACGGATTGAGGTAAAAAATCCCGAAGTGAAAGCCCCTGAAGAAAAGAAAGAGGTGAAAATTTCCCTCTTTGAAAAGGAGTTTGAGAAGAAGGCTTTGATTGATGCTTTGAAGTCTATCGGTGCGCAGGCTTCCGGCAATATGAAAGAGGAAACTCTTTTGGCTAAGGTTGCAGAACTGGATGAAGAATCAACAGCCAAACTGAAAGAAGCATTAGGTATCGAGTAAAAGGATAGGGTAGTGCTTCTACCCTTCCATTGTCTAATTTTATAAATCAGAAAAGAAATGAAGAATTTTATTTTTGCCATGTGTGGCTTTTTAATGATGTCTTTGGTTTCGTTGAGCGTGCAGGCATCAAGTGTGGAATCTCCTAAGTGTGAATACGTGAATCCATCGGTTGATGTTGGTCTGCCGGATATTCAGTTTATCACTTTGGAAACGGCTCCGGCTGATTGTGTTGTACTGACCATGACGCATCCCATGTTTTTGGTTGCAAATAACCCGGCTATGATGTGTTCGATAAAAGAGGGAATGGCTATTCAAGGGGTACGAATTAATGTTCCCAAATGTCCGTTCAGATACATCTATAAATCTAAACATTGTACGCATTATAGCTATACCGCATATAGTAAACTGATTACACCATATTGAATGATATCAGCCATGAGTAACAAGGAGTTTGTATTAAGCCTATTTGATAAGAACACCCCGTCTAATCTTGTAGTTGAAAATATACTTTCAAGAACGGGATTGGATGGTGAAGAACCTTTTGCCGAGGAAAATCGGGCAAGATTAGAGGTCGCTTGTGCAAAGCAAATTCCGTGGATGATACAAAATCCATCTTCGGTCAGCGAAAGCGGATTTTCTGTGTCTTGGTCTAATCATGTTGATAGCCTAATGAAATTGTACTCATGGCTGTGTAAACAGTACGGTTTGAAAGACGAACTGGGTAACAAACCTAAAGTGACTTTCTTATGATATTCGCTCCACACATATTGCAGGTAAAAGTTATCACCCCGATGGATAAGGATGAGTTTGGCAGACCTATTCCCGGAACAGGTGATGAATACTGGCAGGAAGTATGCAAGTGCCGTTGTGATGATAACACTACCAAAGAGTTTTCATCTGATAACGGCTCTGTGTATCGTCCGAATTATCATGTAGTATGTGAGAAAAGAATTACTGTCAAGGCTGGCGATGAAGTACGTTGCATGGATGGTGATGGCGTAAGAGGTCAAGGCGAAGTCTACACGGTAAAGAGTACAAACTACTTTAACTACTCGGAATTATGGATGTAGATTTCGATTTCTCAGATGTCGACTCCTTTTTCGATGAAGGAGAATGGGAGGTCGAAAAGAAGATGATTGATGTAGGTGATGAAGCTGTGAAGTACGCAGAGGAACATGGGGATTATCAAGACCATACACTCACTTTGAGAACGTCCAATGATTACGATGTCGATAAAGATGGTTTGACACTGAAAAACGAAGCGGAATACGCATCATTCGTAGAATCTAAAGGGTATGATGTTTTAAGTGGTGCCGCTCTTCATGCGGAGAAACGATTAAAAGAAGAATTTGAAAAATGAAAAAGTATATTGGTACAAAGTTAGTTCAGGCTACACCTGCAATTCGCAAGGGTGGTAAGGTATATCTGCCCACTGATGCTATTCCAAGAACTATGGAACAAGTGGAAGAAGGATACAAGGTGGTATACGAAGACGGCTACGAGAGTTGGTCGCCTAAAGATGTGTTTGAAAAGGCATACAAGGTGGCTGAAACATTCAAAGACCGCTTACTTATCGAACGGCAGGATTTGGTTGAAAGATTTAGTAACTGTGTGCTTTTGTAGACACTCCCAAGTTTAAAGAAGTTGTAAAAGACGAACACCAACGTGATTTGCTTCTGCAACAGCGCGATTATATGGGTGAGTATCTGAACATTCTCAACCAACGTATCGAAGCATTAGTATGATAGTAACTACCGACATAGGAAACATTCTCTATCGGGACTGCAAGGCTTTCGGAATAGATATAGTGCCTGATGGTGAAACGCTGACGGGTGAATTGACCTCTGAAAGAATCGTTATCCACACGAAGAAACAACAGCCGGGAAAGTATTGGAAGAAATCTTTCGCAGAAGTGAATCTATGTGTACCCAATTTAAGCGAGAATGAAGCGAACACAATCCGGCTTAACGAACTTGAAAGAAAGGCTGGTAAGCTGCTTGATGATGTAGTAAGCACCTATGACGGTACAACCTATCGTTACTCTATCGAATCAATTGGCACGGAAGCGGATACAGCTTTGAAATGCCATTACGTGAATGTGAGAATTTTATTTGAAGTAATAAATGTAAAATTATAGGATTATGATTTCAGCAGTAGGAATAAAAAGAATCTTGTTTGCCGATATTGATAAGGTAACGGCAGACATTACCCCCGAAATCGCAAAGACTTTGATTCAAGCCGCTATCAAAGCGAAAGATGAGGTTTTGAATGTACACGGGGAAACGTGGCAGATTGAGGAAACGGAAGCCTCCGTCACTGGGTACAAGAACCAATTAACGGGAAAGAATTACCGTTACGATGATGTGCCGGGAGAAGTATCACCCACTTTCTCTATCGGACAATATGACTGGAAGACAAAGAAAGCGTTCATGGGTGGCGATGTTATTCAGGCAACATCTAAAGATGTAGGTTGGAAGCGTGCTTTGGATAAAGTGGTCATTAACAAAACATTGTTCTGTCTGACCGATGATGATGTCTGGTTCATCTTCCCAAAATGCCGTATTGTTTCCCGTGAAGCCAATACGGATAAGGCAATTGCAATCGCTGTAAAAGGCTTGGTGCAGGAACCGGGAATTGAAGGCGTTTCTTCTGAGTATAACTACGAAGAGGGGCAGATTAAAGCTTTGCAGGCATGAACTACAGTAACCATTGTACCTACTCCTTCCGATGCGACCGTAAAGCTGGACGGTGCAACGGTCAAGTCAAAGCAGGTGAATGCTGGGGCTACTGTTCACTATGAAGTGTCGAAAGTGGGGTACGTCACTCAGTCAGGAGATATTAAAACCACTCCTTCTGAAGTTGATACCACTCTTAAAAAAGAGATAACATTGGTAAAAGCACAAGAGTGATAACCGGGGGATGGATATATACCATTCCCCCTTTTAGTTTAAGAATATGAATCAAGCAGCAAAAACGGTTTCTGATGCTTTGTTAGGGCTGGATTTCAAGAATGTGGAGATAGGAGGGATGGTTTATACCATTAAACCTCCTACAATTAAAATTATCTGTCGTGCCATTCATCATTTTTCCGATATCGCCCTGAGAGGAGATAATATCATGGAGGCTATTAAAGAGCTTCCTGAAGCTACTGAAGATATGCTGAAAGGTATTTCATGCTTCATCTGCGGGAATGATAGTTTGGTCAAAGAATTGGAGAACGGCACTTTTGAAGAAGTCAAAGATGCCTTGGAAGTCTGTTTCTCTATGATGGATATATCGGCTTTTCAGTGTGTCAGCTCGATGAGGAACGTGTCGATGCTGGCAGCAAGACCGAAACAGTAGGAAACACAACGTTCTTCGGGCAGATAGCC